TTCGGAATTAACGCTCTAAATCCGACGCAATTCCGACACCCTATAGTACCACCTCACGCCCATACTGTCAAGCAACTGGCGCGGAGATGTATTGATACTCAAGCCGACTAATCAGCCCATAATTCAGGCATAAAAAAACCCCCCAGCCAGATCGTTAAATCTGACTGGAGGGTTGGGTTATTACTTGTCTTTATTCTTTTTAGATTTGGTAACAGCCACGTTGGCTGCTTCCCAGTTAGGAATTTCAATTCCGTTACATTCAAGGGCAACTACCAGCTTATGAACAAAGACAGCAAGATTACCGCCTGCTGGATCGTTCAGTAGGATTACCGCTTGCTGGCAATCATCTTTAGTCGGTGCTACAGGCCATTCAAAGCCTTTCGACTTCTTAGTGGTCTTCGCCTTCAGCCTGTCGTAAGCCTTCGCTTTCGCCGCAGTTTTATTTGCCTTAGTGGTTTGCAAGTTATCGACAAGCCATTCGCCAGCACATGCCGGGTTCCAAGGTATGTTGACCTCAGTACCATCTTCCAAGTCTGTCTCCAGTTTGGCGAATATGCCATCGGCCTTCTTGGCATCGTGCTTTAACGCCTTTTGGAAGTTCGACATATCTTCAAGCGAAGGAATATGTTCCGCGACCATTGGGAAAACGGTACGAAACTCATGGCAGCGGATGTATTTATCTGCCTGAGTATCTGAGAAGCCGTGTTCCTTACAGTACGCGGCCCATGTTGGGATTGCCTTGTTAGCAGTCTTCCCACGGCCCCGCGTTTTAATGATCGCTTTAGCTTCCAGAAAGGCTTTTCCAATCTCTGCCGCAAGTAGCGCCATATTCGATTGCGCCTTTGCGAGGATTTCAAAGCCCTCCTGAATACCGTGTGCGATATCAGTAAGACGATCAGCCGTTGCTGTTTTGACCTGACCTCCGTTGGCCGTGTCGATTTGAGCGATAGCAGGTACGTTGATCGTTTCGATAGTTGTGAACATTTCTGTCCCTTTCGGTTCGGTTTGGTTTGGAATGTGACCGCTTTGCGAGACCCCTTGGCGGTATGGGCTGGACTACTTTAATCAACTGCCAGTGCAAGCCCGAAGGCGTCCGGCAGAGATCAGTCCCTGACCTCTATATGTATTAGAACATAGTGCGCCGCAGAATGCAATCAAGGGCGCAAGTATCGCTCGGCTGTATCAATTAAAACCGAAGTTGCCTTCGGAATTAAAATAGACCCCTCCGCGAACACTGGCCGGAATATTTCCAGCAGCGCGAACGAATGGGCCGCAGTACAGAGGATATGCCATCCTCCGTATGGTTTTTGAGCATATTTGAAAGGGGCTACGGGGGGCTTTTCGCTGTCCAAAATCACATCATAGGACTTCAGATTTTTAGACCAAATAGCCGGGGTCTCTATACAGACTCTAAACAGCCTTATAACAAATCTTTAGAGGAAATACTGACTACTCTCTTCTCCCCCGGTCAGCATCTTCTCTACAACAGGTTATCAACCCTTCTATAAAGGTCCCTAATTACCTGTACATCCAATTCCTGTGGTTTGAGTGAGTAGAATGTATCCTCCCAGCAGACTCCATAAAGTCTGCTAACGCTTCCTCTAACACTTCGTTTCTGTGATCTTCCAAAGCCATTTCAGCATCCCTATCCATAACCTCTGTCCAGTAGTTCACAGCGATAGCTAACGCATCTAACCTGTCATCAAACGCTAGAGACCCTCTGTCCCTAGTCAGTCTTGTCATCTGATAGAACAACTGGTGTTTCAGTTCAGCGTTAAAGTCCTCAAGGATAATCTTGTCATCCACTATGAGCCTGTGTGAGTTCATGACAGGCTCTAAAGTATCTATGATCCGTTTCTCTTTCTGTATCGAGTGTCTGACTTCTTCGATAGACACAGGGTATTTCTTGTACAGAACAGGTTTCAGGAGTTGCGTGAACATCCCGTCACCGAAGTTACTTTCTACTATTATCTGGTTTACGTCTTGTTCCGCAGCGACATTCACCAAAGTCTCTAAACTCTCTTGGGAATACCCGTTCTTCAGTCCTCCTGCTGCTGTCAGATAAAGAAACCCTGCTTGCATCTTTACGACCGCATACGCAGTCTCGTCTTGTCCTCGACCACTGGGATCGATGGACATCACTGATCCGTTGAACTCGCACCATTCATCACTCACGTGTAAGGGGTTGACCCAGTAGTCACCCTTCAGGGCAACATTGGGCAGATGTTTGGTTCCCTCCATTTGATCGACGCCAGACCCCCATCGAACCGCCACAGGAGCTTCACCCCAACTGCCTGCCCCAGAGAGGACGCAGAGGTCATTAATCTTGAGTGGGTACTTGTCTTGGTCTGACAGGGTAACGTCGAGCATGAACTGCAAAGCAAAGCCACTGCGACCATAGGATGCTTCACGTTCAGCCAAGTCGTATTGATTGAACCTCTCAGGGTCCACAGGAGCGCCTTCAGTGTCTTCTTGGCACCCCTCCAGCACCATAGGTGCCAACATGCCCTCCTGAGCCTCCTGAAGGCGTTTATCGGGGTATCTAGCAGGCCATATACGTGTCTTGTATCCACGGTCCTGTAAATCAGAGTAGATAGACATTTCCGTCTGTGGCGTACCAAGGAAAATAATCCTGCCACCCGGCTTAATGATCGCTTCAAATTCTTTGATGGTTTCCGAGAGTTTATCCCTCATCATCTGTGTCTGAGAGTTGTTGGCAGACTCCACATCATCCGCGACAATCAGATCGGCACGGCTACCTGTAAGTTGCCCAGTGATCCCTAGAGATTTTACAGAGGGTGCGTGACTGGCCTGTGCAGGTCCGACATCGAAGCTGATCTTCGACATCCGTTGACCATCCTTCGGACGCAGATGCTGGAGTATGGGTACTTCATGGATGAGGCGTAGGGTAAAGGTACTGAAATCATCTGCCCTAGTCTTAGAGGCAGAGACCACCAGTATGTTCTTCTGAGGGTTCAGGAGGAGTTGGTGACAGACGTAGGCAGAGGTGATCCAGCTTTTACCAGCACCTCTGAAAGCCTGTATGCAGAGCCTACGCTCACCGTTGTCGATGTACGTACCCATGTCGTACTGGACAGGGGTAGGGTCAGGTAAGTTCAGGTGCTTCCAGCATATCCACAGGAAGTTTCTGAAGTCCTGAATTTTAGGATCGATCAATGTCTGACTTTACCGTCCGGTACTTCAGTATCGAAGGGGAGGGAGTCTACTAACTGTTGGAGAGGTGAATCGTTAGTAGCGAAGGCATCGATCCCGTTGTCTTTTAAGAACTGCCTAGCGACACTTAGATCAGCCGCTGTAGCTTCCCCTGACTTGATCCGCTGACTTAACTCTGTAGCAAGACTGCTATGCAGTGCTTCGAGGATGTCTTGGGAAGATAGTTTGGTCATTTTTTATTGTTCTTCTGTATTCTTTTTAGAATTTTGTGGGATTCTCTTATGTTCTTAATCTTTTTTGCCATCTTCTGTTCGTAAGGACTTCTCGCAATATTTTGTTTGTTTACAGCGGCAGCGGCACGGTGTAGCTGTCTTTTCATAGGAGATTTAGCTTTTTTAGCAAACTCCTGATTGACTTCCATAGAAATGAACTGACCACCGCGACCAGAAGAAGCCATTCGGTCTACTTGTTGGTTGCGTATATTCTGAAATTCAGTCTCTATCTTTTTACGCTTACCGTCGCGTGACCTTACTTCTACAGGTAGCGAACCTTTGGGCTTACCGAAGGTCTTATTTCCTTTATATCCCTCCATACTGTTTCCTCCATATCCATGCGTTTAATTTACTAATTAGCTTTGAAACTTTTCTTATAAATTTACTGTTCCAAAATTTATGACGATAGGGTCTGAGTTCTTTCATCGACTACTCTTCATATTCTCTCTGGACACACCCTTCCATTTCTCTGCGGTTCTCATACCGCCAAGACCGAGTAGTGCCATAATTAGTCCAGTGAGTTCTTCAGTTTCTAGGGCGGGTAATGTGATGGTTGGATACCAGACTACTAATGCCCAAGACGAAATCGGAGCGAGTATATACTGCCATGCTAATGCAAAGGCGCATATCCACATGATCGCTGGTCTAGCGCCAGCAACGAACAAAGAAGGATGCTTCGCCTGTTCTATATTAGCTTTAGCTTGTAGAGCATCGAGGTTTATAAGTTGGGACTTTAGTTCAGCATCTAGCTTAGTTCTAAGGTCTTTATCTTCGACAAACTTATCCAGAACCTTGCCAGCTACGCCGACAACAGAGTCTACAATTCCTAACATTTTTATACCGAGGGTGTAGTTTTAAAAATTAATGGAAAACATTTACCGTCGTAATCTACAAATTCACCCTTTTCTCTTCTTATATTCATGTTCATTTGTATAATTTCTACAGGTGGACAACCATGATCTACGAGTGTCTTCTCATAGGTGAATGTTCCGTCTGCATGATACAAAACAAGTATCAACAGAAACTTTTGAATAACTGGCATTAATCTTTCGCTTTAATTACGGGATGGGAACCGTTGTGCATGGCAAGAATTTTGTCTAAGTCTTTACGATCTTGTTTTAATTGTGTCTCCATTCTTTCTAAAGATCGATGGAGTTTTTCGCGGTTTTCTGGGGAAAGTATCTGACTTAATACCGCTACTTTGTTCTCAGCAACTTCCGTTGAAATGTTATTTTTTTCTAAGTTGTCATACAATTCGGTAATGCTTTTGTGCATCGATTTACAGTCTTCTTCCAACTGTATGCACTTTTGTCGGGTGACAACAAAAGACGTTATTACGCTGACAAGCATGCCACCAACTGTAATTAAAAGTCGCGCATCAAGTTCCATTTATCTTGACGCAATCGATAGACTTTATCGGAGTGTCTGCTCCAAAGTGTGACGCAGCGAATGCTTTTAGTTCCGATAAGTTATTGTGAATGTGTGCGTAGCACTTATCAATTTCTGAAAATTCTAAAGGCTTATTGTGTAAGGTCTCAACCTCAAGAACATCTTTTTGGACAGGGTTAAGAAGAAACATAAAGATTACAATTTTGTACATTAGGGCTTATCAGGCCAAGTCGGCCAGTTCTCCATTGCATCGATGTCGTCTACCGGAGGCGTAGGCACCGTGGCTGGGAGATCACGCAGGGCTTGGCGATACGTTGTCTGTTCATCAGTCATCGTTGGACTGTCGCTGCAACTCCACCAATCGCATTCAGCAAGTTTTTTGTTTCGCTGGTCGCGCATGACAGCCATTGCTCGGTCAACTCGACCAGCCTCATACGCTGCTTCCGACGCTTCTAAAGCAGCAAGTTCGTCACCAACGATCTCGACGTTGGTCTGTCCGTCAGGAGTCGCGACCGTTTTATATCTAGCCATTATTACCTCAACTATTCGTGATGCCGTAGACGCGGACGGTGCCTGATGCGACATTTCCGCTGCTGTACTTAATTTGAAAAGCATCGTTGTCGGTGTTACTGCCTACGACCCCGGCACCGGTAATGCGCTGGCGATAGTTTGATCCGTCGCCCATGCGGCTGTTGAAATCCCATAAATAACTCGTTCGGTACGTCGTGTCGGTTGGCGAATAAATAAAAATTTGCCCGACTGTGCCGCCATCGGCGGCAGTCGAGTTGCATGAATTAGCTAAACTCAAATAACTGTTTCCGGTGCTTTCAGTGTTGCCGTCACCGGACGGACCTAGATAAAAGCTTTTATACACGTACTGGTAGTTGGAGGTTATGTACGACGACCCGTTATCAGAAGAAAACAGCGCCTGCATTTCGACGTTGTTTGATGCCGGAACCAAGTTATGCAACGTCACCAAGTATGCGTTATAGGTGTCTGTCAGCGTTGAGTTGATGTCGATGCTTGCAACGTCTGATGCCGTCACAGTCGTGATGTGATTAAGTCCAGCGGCAACAGCTTTATACGTTTGATCTCCCGCCAGAAATGTCGTTCCGCTGGCGGTTCCTGATCCAAGTCGAGCGGTTGGAACAGTACCAGAACCAAGATTGCTGGCATTCAGTGCTGTGACCTGAGAGCCGTTGATCGCTGGCAGCCCAGTGGCGTCAGCCGCAATGACATTGCCGTTTGAAGTACCAATCGTAAGACCAAGGTCTGATCGCGTCTGCGATAAATCGGCGGGGTTAAGTCTGATTGTCATGTTAGCTCCAATGCGCGTCGGCGCGAGCGTCAAAATTAAGAATTTGCTCGTCAGTCATCGTTGAAATTGATGCCTCGATCTCATCCGATTTTGTTCGGAGTGCCGTGACCTTAGCCCATTCTGATGCCGCTGCTGCTTTTGTGTCGGCGTTGTCACTGGATAAGTCAGCAATTGTATTGCGTTGTCGCCACTCAGGCATGATCGCAAGGATGCGTCGTTCGCACTCGGCTTTGACGTGCGGTGTGAGAAGTGTCTGCGCTTCATCAGCATCGAGAAAACGAACAGTACCGTCACTAGATGTTATTGCCATTACGCTCGCTCCTCTACGACAAGCTGTGTACTACTAACGGCTCGCCCGGCAATTCCAAAACCATCGTTCGATGTTCCAATACTGCCGTCGTTTTTGACGTAATAGGTCGTCCCTGCTGTGAGCGAGCCTTGAGTTGGGGTAGCGACAGAGCTAGGCAGTTGCACCGTAACTGTTTGGCCGTCAGATGCGCTATTTGAGGCAAACCCGATAAAATTTGTCGCAGTCACATTTGGTGCGCTACGACCAACACGAACGCCGTATGTCTTCGATGCGGCACTGCTGATTCGAGCGCGGACCAAAAAGCCATCAACGTCTGGTGAATACGCGACACTTAGTTCGTCAATCGCCGTATCAGTAGAAATTTCGTGTGGACCGTCAACGGCAAAGGAATCCGAAGCCGCTGTTGCTCCTGTGGTGACCGTGACAACCCAGTAGCTCAAGCGTTCGCTATTTGCGTCATCTGCTCCAAACAAGACAACTTTGTTAGTACCGGGGATTCCGCGTACTTCTTTGTGGTGAGTTGATGGGTAGGCAGACTGAATTGTTTGCAGGGCTGACTTAGCGTAGCCGCCCTCCATGCCCAGCGTTCGCATGAATTTTCCATCCCACCATACGGCGCGATTGACGCCAGATTCGTAGCGAACTTGACCAGCATCGGAAAACCGTTCCGTGTCGCTCCAGTTGTCTTCGCCGTCTTCTGAAAATGTTGCGCTTGCTCCGGTTCCGCTGACAGACCCGTAATTCAGCCGTGGGCGGTATATGATGCCGCTGGTGTGGTAGGCTATGTGCAGGAACATCATTTTGTCTTCAGTTGGAAAATAAATCGGTGATGCGTAATAGTTTCCGTATTGACCATCACTGCTAATTCCCACATCAACTTCACTTCCAGAAAAACTGAAGCTGTCACCAGTTGCGTCAGACCCCGTGGTCAATGCGCTGAATCTGACGTAAGAAGACGTGGAGGTGTTATGTGGGAAATGAGTGGCAACGGTTGCATCGTTTGTGTGCATGAAGATGCTCGAACCGTAGGCGTGATTCGCTCCAACCGGACTGCTAATGCCATCGATGTCCAAGCCGTTGCCAGACGAATACGAGATGGTGTTGATGCCAACGTAGTATGACGCGGCGGCGTCCTGTTGGTACTGCACTAAAAGGCGGTCATGGGTTGCGGAATAAAACGCCGAATAGGCACCGAGAACGCCAGAAACTTGCGTTGGTGCGACAGTCTCGGTAATCGCCATTGAGCTATCTAAAGCAAGAACCGAAGCGCGTGGTACGTTTGACGATGAGATGGTACTTCTTGCAACAAGCATGAATTTGTCGGCAGTCGTATTGTAATCCATCACACCACGATCACTGACTGTTTCGCTCGATGGTGTGTATGCGCTGCCAATAACTTCAGTGATGGCGTTGGCAGAAACTTGCGACACAGTTCCGTTTGTATTCAAAATCAGCGTTTTCCCCGCCGTCACAGCGCCGCTTGCTGTAAGGTCGATGGTGCCGCCAGAAGCCGGAAGCCCAGTCAAGTTTGCGCCGCTGCCGTTTGGCGCGAGAACGTCGGTGCCAATGGTGAGGCCGAGCGCCGTGCGTGTTGCAGCGAGATCATCTGGATTAAAGGTTATTGTACCCATATTAAGTCCCCACGATATGCCAAGTCGCGCCCGAGCTAACGGTCACGCTTGACCCGCTTGTGATTGTGATTGGTCCGGCGCTCATGCCGTTTGATCCGGTGGGAACCGTCAGGCTGACGTTGCCGCTAATTTGATTTTTGTTGGTGCGGATAACGCTCGTTTCTCCGGTGCCGCCGCCGTCAAGAGCAGGACCACCACCTGTCACAGATGCAGCAGAAGCTGCCGCAGCGGTAGCGGAAGCAGCAGCATTGGTAGCTTGAGTCGTCGCTAGGGCAACTTGAGCCGTCGCTAACGTAACCTGAGCAGCACCATCAGTTGAAGCAGATGTCGCACTTGATGCGGCAGATGTAGCACTGGCAGCACTATTCGTTGCACTGGTCGCAGCGGCACTAGCAGATGTAGCAGCGGCTGAAGCATTTGTGGCGACACTGGATACCTGACTATCAGTATAAGCCTTAGTGGCTACATCTTGAGCGCCTGTAGGGTCAGCAATATTTATAATACGTTTGCTGTTTCCCTCGTACACATCAGAGGCGTTTAGCGTGATAGAGTCATTAGCTGTATCAAGCGACTCCTGCGCCATAAAGAACGCTTGTTCACTGTCTGTGTCTAAGTCTGTTTCGGTAAGCGTAGCTCCAGCTACATAATCAACCAAACGTGCAGAATGGTTGGTAGCCCGTCGTACTTCTACAACTTGACCATTGGTAGGTATGTTGCCAGCGGTAAACGTGATCGTGTTGGAGGTAGGAAAAGTGTAATGAGTCGTCAGGGTTTTCGTTACTCCATCTACCTTAACAACAATATCGCCCGTATCTCTGTAGCTAAATCCTAAAGTTATAGGGGTATTGTTACCGTCAGCGGTACTCCTGACGAGTGCAAAAGCCATTTAAATTTTCCTTAAATATAATTCCGAAGTTGCCTTCGGTTTTATTCACTTAATCGATCTACAATAGTGTTTATGAACAAAGCGTTTTGATACGGAAGCCAATCCATAAAATCGCTGCCTTCAGTATCTGCGTGAGTTGCTATTTTAAAAGGTATCTTACCTAACCCTAGTAACTTATCAGCCGTGGATACGGTAGGGTTTCCAGACCACAGGCTTGTAGCCATGCCCGTGCTTCTGCCGTACTTGGAGAACATCGGATCTAAACCAATAAACTCTAAAGTAGAGTCAGTTAAACCCGGTATAAGAGAAGCGTAGGCAGATCGCTGAAACGCTGCTTTGGCAATAGCGTCCAACTCAAACAATTCAGGGTCTTCTCCTCCTGTGCGTAGATAGGTCTGACCCATGTACGCAAGACCACCAATCAAAGAGGTCGTCATAAAGGCTGATAAGTGTGCAAAGTCTCTACGGTGTACTGCTTGCAGAGTTTGCTTTGCATACGACACAAGCATAAAAGTTCTAAATTGAGTTATGACTTTACCAAGTGCTGTGGTCATCCAATAACCCATCGCACCTACGTCGTTGGTCTGAATGACACGGTTTGTCCATCTGTATATACCGTTGGCAAACTCTTCGCGCAGATTGATAGGCCAATCCTGCATATTGAGATCAGTTAGCTTACCGTTGCTAAAGGATGCTTTCCTTAATTGGCCCATAATTTGATCGGTTACTTCATCCGACCAGCCGACTTCTCTGAAATTCATGCGGTCACTTTCCTTTAGAGGCTTGTTAGCCAGTGTCCCTAGCTTCCCTATAAAGGTCTTTCCCGCTAAACGCTGTGAGTACATTGTGATAGGGGTCATACCAGACAGTACGCTGGTAATGCGTTTACCCTTTACACCAATCTCTAACGCTTTCTTCTGTGCTTCCGTCAGGTTGCTACCAATAACTTCGCCACCTGTAGTGCCTGTATATCTTTCAGACATTGAAGCATAACGTACCCAGTCTGTGCCTATACCTGTCAGAGACTCAACGTCTCTCAGGATAGCGTCATCCTTAATCTGTCCTGTTGCCATATCACGCTGCACGGCTCTGAGAGCAGGCATGTTAGTTACCATCGCTCTCCACCCGCCCAACGAGCCTATGTTCCCTAGCTCTGCAAGCTGTGCGAAACCAACTTGGTTCATAACGCGCATGTAGTTGTAGTCTAGGAGAAGCTGCGTAAAAGTATCGGCAGTGGCAGACCTGTCGTGCAGGGGTTTACCCAGCAATGACCGTATCATTACCTGTGCGCGTTTAACGTCTCTGTTTACTCTCGCTTTGTTCTTTGGATCGAGGACAGCATCGTCTGTGGCTTGTCGTAGTATCTGATCGAACTCTGCTTCATCAGTGATACCTAGAACTCTGGCAGCGGCGATACGTCCCGACATCTCCCGTGCATATTTATCCATGCCTGAGTAGGCGTTACTGTCGTACAGGTCTTCCATACGTAGAAGATTACCGTTGACCGTAGCCTCGAATGTCTCATCGATGTCTAATTTACGGCTTAGACTACTTCCTTTTGTAGCCTTCTTTGATAGCAGTCCGTTGATAGTCTCGAATAATTCTTCGGAGTATTCTGTACTGCCATACATTTCCCTTTCATTCTCGAAAAACTTTCGGACATCATCGATGTTCTGTTTTGATACCTGCCCAAAGTTTGCAGCGGTTCCAGCATCAGCCCTCTTGATACCTTGCACATATAAACGTGCCAGAGCTTTTGCTGTAGCTTCGTCCAGCTTTAGGCCGCGAGGTTTTGACAGGTATGCTTGAGCAACAAAGTCTACAAAGTTCTCTTCGCCGCCAGCCTTCTGAACCATCTGTCCAAGTTTGCTGATGGATATGCGACGAGGTACGTAGAGGTCGTTGAAGTCAATCTCATCTGCGTTCTTTACCCCTGCATCTTTTAGGTCTTGCAGGATTCTACGCATCATCTGTCGATACGAGTCTCGCGCCTCTTTGACTAACTTCTTCTGAACATTGTTGAGGTTGTCTAAGCCATCTATGAAATCGTCACCTTCGCGCCTGACAGCTTGTTCTATAAGTTGTCCGAAGAGGTCACGCTCGTTACCAAAGAAACGTGTGCCAGCTTCGTTAGCAAACTCCTTTTCGAGAACGAACAGTCTTGCTCCAAAGCTACCGTGATAGGTTTGGTACAGTCTGTCTCCAAGCTCTGTAGCACTGATCTTATTGACCTGTCCGTCTCGGACATCAGCCACGACATCTTGAGCTAAACGAGACAACCTAGTTTTAATAATTTCGCTAGGAGATGTTTTAATGGCGTTTGCCATATCGAACCTGATCGGAATCTTTATATCCGTAAAAGGCAGACGAAAGTGTGACATAGCAGTAGGTGCCAGATCAGCGTCCGGTCCTTTAGCGTTGTCTACTACTTCTGCCCTAGCAGGTTTGAGGGTGTCTCTCTGTTGTTGTGTAAGAGGGATGCCAGCTTCATCGGCCTGACGTACAAACTGCGTATTTTCTACGTCCGTTAGCTTACGTCCTAACGCTGTACCAAAACCTCCCAGCGCACCACCAGCGGCTGTGACCATCAGGATATTCTGTATTGCATCAGAGGTTGTCAGTGTCTCTTTGTTAGCACTCACAAACCCTTCTAGTGCCGCACCTTCTACAGCACTGATACCTGCCATAGATGCAATCCTACTTGATCGAGTTGCCTGTCCTATACGGCTGGCAATACCAAACCCGCCTAGCGTTCCTGTACCTAAGCTGGTTATCCACAGTGCAGGATCACCTACGTTGAGAAGAACCCTCGATGCTGTACCTGTCCAACCGTGATCCGACAGCTTCTGAGCAAGCTCTTGCTCCTCTAGGATGTCTGCTACAGTTCTGTCCCATTCGTTCTGGTTCTGAACATCAGCAAGTGCGTGGAAGTTCTGTGGCTGTACACCGCGCTCCTGTGCAGCATCGAACATCTCAGGCGTTGCAACAAAGTCGAGATCGATCTCCGCTGTGCCTTCAGTAGCCAGTTGGTAAGCTGTAGGTATTAACCAGTCTTGCTCGATGATCTGCAGGAACAGATCGCTGACTGGTTCTGTAGGTTTTGTTTCTTCTTGTGGGGCAGGTGCTAGGGATGTGTCTTGTTCAATATTTAAAACATTAAACAGTTCTGACATTATTATTACCGACCTGTGCGTTCTTTAGTAATACGTACTGCTTCTGCTATCATACCTTGTCGTCTATCAATGGTCTCTTTTGTTACCTGTGCCGCATATCTTGCTGCATCACCGGGTTTTACAATGAACATAGAAGACTGTGTGGTAGAATAACTAAGTCCTATAGGCGTTCCTGTTTCAGCATGAATGTACATAAACCTATCGCCGTTAATAGGATCGTTTGTGATAGATAGTTCATCTCTTGGTATTTTGTTACGTGCAGCAAATTCATCCATCTGTGCCGCGAGGTAAGCAGGTAACGTAAGGTCTTTTAGTAGCTCCATATTCTTTGGTGATCGAGCCATTAGAACATGCTCAACACCATTGTGACTGAAGCCAACTAAACGAGGAATGATATCTTTTTTAAGTATATCTACTAACCCATCCCCCTCGTAACTGTTGTAAATTAATTCGGCTCTATGCTTCAGTATCTGTCTTAGGCGACCCCGCATGTAAGGAGGTAAATTGGCATCACCAAAACTACCTGTCTTTGCAATATCGTTATCAATAGAGGAAAGAGCGTCGTCTATATTTTTCTTATTTGCACTTGTTATGCGGAAATCTTTTGTATTAGACCACATAATTTGTAACTGTTCTTTGATGTTTTCAGCGTTGATTTTACCAATCACTCTTTGCGCGTTAAAGGTCTCAAAGAACCTACGCATAGGGTCGTCAACAGGTAAGTAATGATCGACAAGTGTAGGGTCTAAAATTTTCAGAGCCTGATAAGTTTCGTATAAACTTTCTTTTCCATCGTTATTCCAGAATACGGAGAATATCTGATCTTTGTTTCCTCCATTCAGGATAGACTTGAAGTTATCAAACTCACCTTTGTAATAGTTAAGACCTTCATCTTCACCAATGCGCGACAGCATTGAAAAGATTTTTATCTTCTTATCTAGTGATGCTATTGGGTTGCCTGTAGCGTCCGTTTCTTGACTGACGCTGGCTATAAGTTTGTTTATTGCAAGAGGTTTGATCTTGTCCCGTTTTCCTTCTACACCGTCACTTGCAATAGTGCTGCCCTGTACCTGCGAGTACCAACCAACAGATTTACCTGCACGTAAGTCAGCGACAAGTTTGTCTGCTAAATAGTTACTATTGTCGTTTTCCTTTAACTTATTCTTCGCTTTCTGTGCTTCATTAAACAGAGCCAGAGCTTCATCCCGAACAAGTTTAGTACCCTTCTCTCCAGTGTTACCAAGCGTAGTATAAAGCCCTTTATCCAGTAGAAGGCTTGGTACTTGTCCAGTGCTACCTTCCAAGGCGTGCATCGCGATATTAAACTGACCTATCGCATCCTGTGTTCGACCGTTAGCGGCAGAGACTTTGGCGTTAATTATTATATCTTTAACAAGATTTAACTTAATCTGTTTGAAGTACGCTCTAGGGACGTTGTTATTTCTTGAAAACTCTTCTAAGGAAGTCTCAAGGCGTCCATGAAAATTATCATAGTAATGCCTACTATCTCTGCCTTCCTCTTGATCTATTTCAGCGAAGTCTTGCAGCATAGTATAAAGATTCGTTGCTGCGGTCTGTACACGGGCAGAGTCATCTAACTGTTCGCGTACTTGTACAAACTCATCACGCTTCTCCTTAGACCATTTAGCAAGAACGGTAGAAGCACCATTAGCCAAGTCTAAGTTCTGAGCATTCGTACTGCGAAATTGGTTTGTGATACGCGCTATGTGTTGCTCAAGGGGAAAGGTCTGGCGTTGGTTGAAGGGTTGGCTTTTATAGTCATCGAGGATTCTTTTGTAATCTTCTGCACCCTTGCCAACTGTTAGATAGTTGGTCGCAGCCGCTGCGCCAAAGGCATAGTTAAAACTACGTTCCTTTAGAACCGTATCTAGTCGCGGAATGTTACCAGCCTGTCGCTGTCTTTCGATATCCTCGAAGCTCATACCTTGAGCCAGATACCCGTTAATAATCGAGTCTGCTTCTCTTGCGGCTTGGCTTTCGTATTTCTTACGGTTCTGCTCTTGATAACTCTGTAGTTTTTTTCCAAGCGCACTTGCCAATGCAGATGCTTTACCCATCGGGGTATTTTCTATACTAGGCATCTGCGGCGCTATAACAGGAGGATTAGGAATCGATGGAGTAAACTGAGGTGCATCGCCTATACTAAGGGACCGTAACGCTGTACTGCTTACACCTCTGGCATTAGGGTTCTTTCTTAAACCTGTATCCTTTCTCGCCATTAAATGTAATCTCCCACACTAGCCCGTCCGCTATAACCACCGGACCATAACGAACCAGTAGCAAAGTCATTATCAACGGAACGCATACGAGTAGGGTCTTTGTAATAACCCAACCCTGCTGATGCTATATCAACACCAAGTTCTAATATGCTTGGCCCAGCAACCGGAGTTATCTGTGCATTACGCGACAGGTAGTTTAGGTACGCCGTCTCACGGTTCGATGACATTTCTGCAACCATGTCGGTCTCGTATTGTTGTAACCGTGCCTGTCCTACCCCACCTTGAAACGCAATATCGTGCATAATTGTTTCAGGACTGCGGCCAGACATACCAAACTGTCCGTAACCCATTTGATCTAGTTCAGCTTGAGTTTGTCCCTGTACTTGTTTCTTTTCGACAGCTTGTTCAAATGATTTAGCACCAATTTTTCTGCGTTCTGTACCTTGCTTTCGATCAATGGCTTTCAGTTGTGATTTGTACCCGGCATAAGCAGAGTCATCGATACGTTGGTTCGTTCGTGTCTGTGCTTTAGCCATATTATCTGACGCCACATAACCTGTAACAGCACTCACAACAGCAAGTGCTAAAGTGGCTTCGGCAACACCACACATTTACGAACACTCCTTCAAAAATAAATAAAAATCTTCACCGTTGAACCCGTATTTATGAGAGGTCACAACATTAAAGCCACACATCTGTAGCCACTTTTGACTTTGCCAGTGCGGGGCATGAACAAAATTGTACAGAGCCTCATAGTCTCTGCTTATATGCTTAACCCAATCCCTGCTAAATCGAGCAACCTTAACATAAAGGTCTTCGATAGCAGGTGTAGCGACTAACCAAGGTATTCCAAAGTTGTCTACAATTTGAGAATCACTTACACCCCAAACAGCAATGACCTTACCCTCTAAGACGAGAGAATACTTTTCTTTGGATACATCTGTAGAATATTGAACAGCATCTAAAGTTGTCTTACCCGGTCCCATAATTGCTGCAAGTTCTAATACGTCACTGTCTCGCAGGTTTGGGACAATAGTTTCTACATCTTTCTCTTCTAATGGGCGTACATACAAATCTAAATCGTTAGCAGTAATTTTTGGCAATTTATAGCCGTTTCGTTCTGGTTATGTAATTACCCTCCCATTCAGCTTGGATGAACTGAGCGGGTAGATATGAACTGGTTTTTAAATCAATAGTAAAATCTTCGTTCTTAGACATGATAGGTACTCTAAACGAACCTGTATCCAGCGATACCCTGTCTGGCTGTGCGCCCGGTAAGCTGACCTGTTTATGATCGAAGGTGTAGGTTTTAAGTGTTCTGCCTTCAGGCTGAACCTCAACCTCGAAGAACCCCGTGTCTTGGTAGGAGATGGTGTATCGACGCATCTGCAAGCGACCTGTTTGCACCGTCATCTTCTCACCAATAGAAGTTGATACACCTGTAGCTTCTCTGACGTACTGCTTGCTGAATCTGTATTGCAGGCTGTAAGGGATGCCTAACAGAAACACCTGACCGCTGTGGTCTCCTGAAGACGTTACAGTGGTTGTAGTAGGTCTAGCAGTTGTGACGCTTGTCCCTGCATCTGCACCTGATCCACGCTTTATAGCGGTAACGGCTGTGCCTGTAGCAAGGGTGTAAGGCAGGGTCCATGTCGTCAGACCTGTACCCGAATCGTATGAACCTGTTAAGGCAGTCTTACGGTCTATCCTAGCACTGAAGGTCAGGTTCGTATCGTTAGGACATTGATAGTCTAGCTTATCGATGAAGACGCCATCAGATCGAGAGACCACCATGTACGTAATGTTTTCTATAATCTCTAACCACAGGATCGTATCAGCAGAATCAAACTCGTAGAATGACCATGCAGCTTGTGTCTTCTCATTGCCTGACCAGTTGTACTTATAGCAGTAGATACGGTTTCTGTTCTCTGTGGTCAGGAAGTATATCAGTTCTTCAGACGAGGACGCAGCGGCTCTGTAAAGGTTCTTGGGTACGTACTCAGGAACGTGAGACGTAACGTCTGCCGCATCGTGAGTGCTTAGGTCTGTCGCTATGAACAGTTCTCTTACCTTTGAGAACTCACCATTCACCTGTGCAAAGTAAACATTCACCCCTGACGCGACTGGTGGCAGTACCGTATCCATCTCAAACTCAGACGCAGGGTTGATTGAGATCGATCCAGCGGTCAACGATCCAGAACTCTCTACAAAGAACTGACTGGTAGAGGTGAAGAGGAGAAGCTGTTCGTTAAAAGGTACGGCATGTTCGACTTCCGATATCTTTGTATGCGTCACATCGATGTCGATGGGATCGCTATCAACCAGTGAGGTAACGGTGGTACGGAAGAAGTTCTGATGCTCACCGGACTCAGAGAAAACAACGCTCTCATCTGCAACCAATCCAAACCTGTTCTTGAAGAAGAACATGGCATTCAGCTTCTTGCCTATGAAACCGGGGTCTTCGTTTGTGTTACCGTCACCACAGAGACGGTCAATCCACGTTTCCTTGTCATAGGTGAAGTTCGATCCTGACTGCGTGAATACGTGAGGCATCGTCAGGGCATCAATTTTAAACTCGTTGTTAGGAGCAACTATCTCCTCGTACACAGCGCCGCTTTGGTACTCGACAAAGAATGTAGAGAACTTGTCTGTGCTATCTCCTATGACTTTGAAGATATCTCCTGTGCTTACAGACGTTGTAGGCAGGTCTTCAAACTTCTGCTTTTCCGTAAAGGTTACGTTTGGCGAAAGCTGCGTAGACATGGCTACGGTCTTCGTCCGGTTCAGTACATAGGTCTCGTCCAAAACTGTTAAGAACCGTAGGTCAGACTTTGGATCAGAGCATACGAGATACGACAGGTCAGCAGCGGATACTGTAACGGTAGACTCTGCCCCTGTATCTGCGTTGAATATCTTTACGCTGGTCCCTCCAAGGGTGTTGTCACTCTGTACAACTACCAGAAACCTGTTGTTCACACCTCGATCAATCATATGTGCGCCAATGTTAGAGGCAGCAGATGTGAGGATTTTGGCTACGTGTTCGCTGGCTGGACGTTTGTTCAGTCCTTTCTGAATGGAGGACTGTGCGTTTATCTGTATCTCACCTTGGTAGGGTTTCCGTACTTGGTCTGGTTGCTGGGATATCCCGTGAACCATGAAAGGTATGGAATCGGATACAAGCGTCATATGTTATATTTCCTAGAGCCAGTGCGGCGAAGAACTCGATACACACCCCAGTTTCCTGTGAGCATGTTTGCATCTTCAGAGCGAGAGTCGGATTGCTCTAGCTGTACCAGAGCTTCTGTCTCATCGATCTGTGTAAATCCGTTAAGGCTATCAGAACCAAAGACACGGTTTTGAAAACGTCTAGCTGCCTTGATTGTAATCAGGCGTCTTGCTGGTTGGGGGAGATCATCCCAAGGAAGAATTAGAATCAGATCGACATACTGTGCATCAGTAAATGTGAACGTCTGATTTTCACGGTCATAGAGTTTTGTACCTCTAATCACGACATCTTTATCTGCCGTATTTCCTCTATTAGAAGAATCGGCATACACGGCATTCGCAGGGATGTTTACGTTGCCGTCAGTATCTGGATTGATTTTAAAATTGTATTCTCTGTTGAAGTTCCATCCTGTTGATTGAACATCAACGACAGTCTCATCTAATATATTCTTAGCGGCAGTCACATCTTCCAGAGAGTTATTCTCTAGTGTAGATACGGGAGCTTCACCGATTGTGCTTATAATCGTGTTGACTGCCTCTAGTTCCGTAGTCGGATAAAGTTGTCCCATCTAAATTCCTAAAAGAAAGTGGGGAGCCTACGAGAGACCCCCCACAGTTTAAGACGCTACTCCTTACGGGGCAGCAGTCCGAATTTGTACAGCCGCTTCTGGGCGCAGAACATCGTGGCCTTGAGCGTATTTGGCTACCATGAGCGTACCCTGACGGCGAATGTCATATTCCATCTCGACGGCCAAATCCATGAGCTTGACCGTTCCGACAGCACTCGGATGCATAACAAGTGCAACCGTGTTCCGCGCATCCACAACAGCGGACGCAACAGCACCACCCGCATCAACGCCCGTACCAGAAATGTTGGCAGTCGGGAGGTGAGGGGTCTTAATGAGGTTGATACCTGCAAGTTGCGGTACAACACCAGCGGCAATGGAACCCATGCCACTGAAGTCTACGTTGATCGCGTTACTTGCGTTAGCCAGGAGGTAGTATTGCTCTGGCTTCAGGAAGCAGAAACGATCTTCGGCAGGTACATAGTTGTCATCAAGTGCTTCAGCCGCATCGAAGATTGCAGTAATCAGATCAGCAGCAGCGGTATTGGAGTTGGTCGATGTGATGATCGTACCTGACGGGTAACTGGTATCACCGACGTTTGCCGTGCTTGTCTTTGCAGCTTTACAAATGACTTGCAGTACGTGCTTGTCCATCTGGAACGCAAGAGCGCGGCCCATCTCGGTCGTGTACACACTGCGGACATCGTAGTGGTTCTTAGCTTCTTGGATTGATGCTAAGAAATGGTGGCTAATCAGAAGATCATTGATCGTTATAATCTTCTCATTATGGTTAAGTGCGGAACCTACAATCTCGTTGCCGGGTGTATGGTACTCGGCTGACGAACGTCCCATAACAGGGAACTGTGCCGACTTCCCTGAAGGAATGGCGCGAACCATATGTTTGTCGGCAGTAACGGTGTACTGCTCGAAACTGGAAAGAACTTCACCAGCCCAAACTTTCAGGAAAAGAGCATCTGCGGTTCCAGCATTATTAACCTTGCCAAGATCAGAGATCGTAGCGTTAGACATTTCTTATAGTCCTAAGATTAAAATGTTGGAAATAATTCCGAAGTTACCTTCGGTTTTAAAGTGTGTGCTTACTCCACTTTTCTCACAGATTGTCCTCCGTAGAGGGTCATAGGTACTCAGATTTGTAATGCAGTTAAGAAGCCAGTGGGCCTGATCTAGCCAACCGCTCCTCGACCGCTGCCCTGTAAGCAGGGTCAGCTTTGTACTGATCCGAAGACATATCCCTAGAGACCTGCGCCCATGAATCGTAGATATCACCTTGATGATATTCAGAGGCACCATGACGTAGGTTAGGGGCTTGCCCGAAGTCAGCTTGATAACGGCTATGCAGGCCGCGTACAGCCATCATAATCGCGTCTCTGTTACCGCTTTGCATAGCGGTGTTGTACTGTTGCTGTTCGCCTTCTGATAGGTTTTGAGATGCCCAGTTCACCATGTCACCATACGACTCTGAGCCACCAGCAATACTCTCTGCTTCTGAACGCAGTTGGTTTCCTACAGCAGATTGACCAGCGATATAACTATCAACAATGTCGCGAGGAATGCCAGCACGTTCCAGTTGGTCATAACGCTCAGAACTAAGCGACTGGTTTCTGCCAAACTCTTCAGCCATCTCTTCAAAATTAAGCGAAGTTTGTGGTTCGCTGACATCACTCTGAACTTGAGGCACTTCCAGCGTTTCTGGATTCGGTTCTGCAAGTTGCTGATTAGCTCTTGTATTTTGAGCTTCAAGTTCTGCATACGCTTTTGCTAAATCCTCCGCGCTATTAAATTTCTCAGGTAGCCACTGAGGTCGTTCAGGCGCTTCTTGTGGTTGCTCCACAGCTTCTTCGACGGGAGCGTCCGGTCCTGTTTCAGCGGCTTGAATTACTACTTCTTCAACCAACTAAATCACCCTTCATAATGAGTGTTCCATTTGCTTTCTGATACTGAACACCCGGCTCTGCATCCACTGATCCCGGCCACAGAGGGTACTCAGTCTTCTCTTCAATCTTCTCTTCTTTTTTGACGGGTTTCTTATTCTCTACCATTATCTTTTCTTCAATAGATTGATTGGGCGTTTCTTCTTCTGCTTAGGCTTGTTAGGTTTCTTGTAATCTGTCGTATAGGTCCCTGTTTTCCCGGTGACAGGATTCTTGAACTTGAAAGTTCCTCCCGGTCCCTGCTTCTTCCGTTCAGCCGCAAACTTCTTATCAAAAGCTATACGTGTTTGAGACTTACCCGTTTGCAGTTTATCTACAGGATGCGTACTAACTGTCCGTGTAGCTAGAGGCTTCGATGCAGCAGGCTTCGGGGCATTTAACCTTTGCATGGTAGCTGGCATAATTTGCTCAAATTTGGATTTAGCTACAGGTGAAGAAGCTGGACGCTGCGGTCGAACGGAGACTGGTGCATTGGAACCTGCGTTTGAGAGAGGCACAGACGGCCTGTTATCAAACTTGTTCATGTCCGCTAAAGCTCTACGAGTGTTAGCTTTCCAAGTTGCCCTGCCCATGTATCCTTTCTTTGGATTGTCTCCTCCAAGTTCAGGAGACCCCATCGGATTAGCTTTTAAATACCTCTGCGATTTTCGTAGAGCATACATCTCGGCCTTGTCTAGCTGACTGCCAAGATACCCTACCGCAGTGATAGCGCCTGCCTGAATACCTCGACCACCAATACGGCGTAGCGCACCCGGTCCTTTCGGAGTCTGGGGAGAAATTCGGTCTGCTTTGTTAGCCGTTAAGGAAGTTTTAGGTTTAGCCGGGCCTTTGCCTTTTGGTTTTCTTGGCTTGCGAGTTTTACGTTTCTGCGTAGCTCCATCAGTAGTGAACCAGTCTGTACCGCTTACGTTACCGGACGGTTTCCAAGTAGAACCGCCGCGACCTCCATATCTACTCGACATTTTGTGATAGTCCTCCAGACTCAATCATTTGTTTAGCCGCAGGACCAGCAGCACCTTTGACGCCTTCGACCATAGCGGTCTGCATCATTTGCTGTTGTTGCATTTGCTGCATGAGTTGCGCCATCTCTTGCTCAGATCGCACAAGTCCTTCAACTTCTATACCGTGTCCCGTTGCGAGACGTTTAATAAGATCACCAGTGTTAATTCTTTGAATAGATTGGGGTGACGCTCCAGTAAGCTGAATGAGATCGGAGAGAAAACTCTTCAACTTCTGGAGGTCATTGCCCCTACCCAATGCGGCGGTGCCTGTAACAATGACAGGTCTTACCGCGCCTTTTGGAAGCGTTGGTATTTGTCCCTTCGACTGCATTCGTTTGATAAGGACACTTACCAAAGGCAGTTGGAACTCGACGGAAAGGAGAGAATAAACGCCGGATAAACTCTGTTCCAATTGCTCTGCCATAAAGCGGATTTCTTCCGCTGTTACCCGGTCAGCTTTACGCTGTATTGATTCGTTGAGGAGAAAAACAAACTTCAAGCGTTCTTCTATACGCTGGACCGAATCTAGTACGACACGCATGTCGTTGTATTTGTTTGTCTGGAGAACGGCTACGTCATTAACATCACCTGTAACAACGTCACCATTGTTAGCATCAGAAAGGTCAGACTTTCTGGTTGTAGCATTTGGCCTCACTAAGAAAACGAGCTTAGAGGCAGCGGCAGCGAACTCCACCAGAGCTTGTGTCAGTGCTTCAAGACTCTTCAGATCGCCGTGTACTTCCTCGCAGAAACTTCTGCCATAGTCTTCACCATCGACACGTACCATCCGCAATGCCATCCAAGGCAGGCTATCGGCAGGGTATTCGCCGTAGCTGTCAGGCAGAATGACATCATCGATTTCTTGGTAGACCTGATACCTGTCCTCGACCCTTATAATCTTGGTGAAGAGAGGAATGGCGTCAGTGTTTGAATAGCTGTTTGATAGTTGTGCATCTACGGCAACTTGTGACTCAAGCGGAGTAGTCCCGCCCATCTCTTCCCGCGATACCATCTCTTTGACGATGATCTCTAGTATCTTACCGTCAGGATCGCGGCGGCATACGTAGTTCGTAATCGGGAATATCTTCAGTGCGCCAGTTGGCGGTAGATGTATAAGAACATTACCCGTGATGAGTAGGTGTTTCAGAGCTTCAAAGACAGATACTCGAATAGCCTGTGCTTCAATCTCATCCATCACCTCGCGCTCGATCTTCGACAAAGCTGACTCAACTTCCGCTTTAACTTGTGGATTGTTGTTGAGTTCCTGTGACGTTTCGTTGTCAGGCATCAACCTGAAGAACGGTACGTTAGGTGGGAGGAGGAGCATCAGAAGTTTTGATGCGAGATTGTTTACGCCTCTAGCACCTACCGATTGATAGGGAGTGTATAGATCGGTGCTAGAGGTAAACCCTTCTGGTGGGAGAAGTGCAGGGATTGTGAGTTCTGATACTTCTCGCGCTCTGTCTAGGTATCTTTCTCGTTTACCTTCGAGTTTGTTGTACCTAGCCGAGCAACCTAAAACCATAAAATTCCCCTGTTAAACAGTGGTGGAGGTGTTGGCTTTCTTCTTGGTGCCGGGAATGCTTAAAGCGCCCGTTCCTACATCAAGCCCACCTTCGTTAATCGTTCCGGTGTCCTGCTGTACTTCATCCGCTGACGCCACTACCGTTTCTTCACCTTCAGGTGTACGAGTTTTAAGGATAGGCGCTGGTTCAGGAGCTTCTTTCTCGACAATCATGGGCTGTGCCGCAGGTGCCGCAGGTGCTGACATGCACATTTATTCTGTCCTCTCTTGTAAATGGAGTACCCAATCAACCACAGATCGCTGACCAGCCCTGTAATAGAAGTCTTTCAACTCTTCATGATATTTTGGAGAGACGTTTGGAAAGGCTTTGTCTAATAGCTCTATGAGTTCGTCTACGTTATCGGGTAACGCTTCTAATTCCGAAGCCGACTTCGGATTTATCGATATGTTCACTGACATAAAATTAAATTGGTTTCCTTAATTGGTCCCTTATACGTTACACACTCCACCGTGACCGCTGATTTCGCAGATATCATGCGTTTCAATCGACTCTTCAAACTCTTCTCCGAGCTTATCAATTGCTTCTGAATAACTGCACTGAGTCAAAGGTTGTCCACCTCTGGCACCGTCTGGATAGCACGTAAATCCACGCAGTCCGTGGGCATACTTTGCCAAAGTGTTTGCAAAAGGCTTTACCGTATCAGGGTTGTTTAGTTTTGTTCCCCATTTCGGCAGATTGATTGTCGAACTAATCGACATATCCACGTACTTCTGAACATCGAACTGAAACTTGATCCTGCGCTCGTAGTCTTCTGCGAGATTAAGTGCGGACTCAATATCGTCAGGCTTAACATCGTATAGTTCCACCATTTCTTGTGCGGTGGAATCAATGACGTATTGGTAGTGCCACCTTTTGTTTCCTTTAAGATACCGACGTTTGTAGGCAACGGCGAAAATAGGTTCGATACCGGAGGAAGTTCCGCCGACGATAGCTATCGAACCCGTGGGAGCAATGGCGCGATTGGCAACAGGGCGGCTAATAGAAAGAGAGTCAGCAAAAGAACGACTAACAGTATCAGATACGCCTTGGTAAATCCCCAACCATCTATGAAGTTTCGGTGTAACTTCGTACTTTTCATTTCTTTTAATGAGCCACTCATGTAGTCCCATAAGTCCAAGTCCGAGCCGCCTATTTTTCTCTCTGACTTCATATACTTTCTGATACGGCAGTTCTGCGCGAAGGGTGCCGCAAATAAGGAACTTTGTAGCCAACTCCGTAATAGTTCGTAGTTCAGCAAGGTTATCTATTCTCCCAAGGTTTATACTTCCTAAATTGCAGACATCGCTGTCATCGGCGCTGGTAACTTCAGTACAAGCGTTCCTTGCTGTCTCGTCCTCTTTATCGAAGAAGTTGAAACTGAAACCGGGTTCTGCTGTACGCAGGGCTTGCTCGACGTTCTTAACGAATACGTCTCCAAGCTCTCCCGTGTTCCAATACTGCATTAGCCATTCGGTGTCGTAGTTGACCGAGATGTTTGTGTGATCCAATGGACACTTAAAGTTGAAGTCCTGTTCCTTCGCCTGTGCCATTGTGATGTTACCGACAGGCATGTCGTCCCAGTTCTTTGCAACAAGGAAGTCCTCGATGTCACCATGCTTATGGTTAAGGCTGGCATAGATAGCGGATCGTCGTGACCCGCCTTGCATTACAGATCCCCCAATGTGATCGACAAACTTCATAGCTGGCAGGGGTCCGCTCGCCATACCCCCAGTAGACTTCAGCGGAGTACCACTAGAACGATACACCGAATAGTCGTTGCCAATGCCACCCCCTGTCATCAGACAGGAGGCAGCTTTCCAAGCAAGGTTAGACCATGACTCACGGGTATCTTCAGAAGACTTTAACAGGTAGCAGTTGTTGAAGAACTTCTTGTCTCGACCAGCGTAGTAGAGATACCTACCACCGGGGATAAACTTGAGGGCAGCAATGGCTTCGGTGAGTGTTTCTTTCTCGTCTGCCGTCAGGTGTTCCTGACAAACATCCTCGACCAGCGTCTTAGCTAGTTCACTGAATGTCTCTGCACCGTCATGCCGATACTTGTGGTTGAAGATGTCCTCCGCAAACTTTGAGCGGAACATTGGATTGGTATTCGATCTAAACACTCAAAGCTCCCGTAAATTATCTGCAAGTTGTTCAAGGGATTTCTCCATCCCCGATAGACAGAGCCGTAAATCTTTACGCTGTTTCCAAGAGGGGTGGTGGTTACGATACATGGTGACGAGAGTTGCGGAGATGGATCGAGCAAGTGAAGAAAAATGATTCTGACAATCTTCAAAGGACTCTGCCAAAGGTATAGGGCTCTTAGACAACGGGTTCTCCTTTGATGTCTTTGATACGCATGTCGATATATTCCTTGGCTTTCTCTAGGTCTTTGACTTCATCTTCCCAAGTCGATCCTTTGTACCCAGCCCTCATCGCATACTTGACGATGTTGCCTCTCCAAAACTCCACTTCATTTGTAAGAATGAACTCGATGGGTTGCACCTTCCATCTTGCGTAGTGGCGAGGTGCGCTGATCTCATCGAAGAGTTCGTTCTGCTCTGCGATACCTGACGTATTGTACATTGCTTCTTCCGCTGCCTGCTGCATTTGCACACTTATTGAGTTGGAGGTTGCCATAGGTTCACCGTGTTCGTTTTCATGTTGTAGTCATTTGCTTTGAGCAGGTATGCAAGTCGTGCATTTTCGAGAGCGTCATCCTCGTTGAGACCTGCCTTCTCGTAAGCACCCACGGTCTTCTCCCACATCCAATAGTCGTTAGATGTGCTGCCATCAGGACGGTATCCTCCAAAAGGTGTAAGAAGCCGCTCTGCTTTTACCGGACCAATGCCGGGACAACCTTTATAGTTATCTGAGCTATCACCCATCAAAATCTGCATATAGAACCATCGTGTACATTCGTCTGGTTCCCGCTTGACCAGATCACCATCGACAAAATGATAGCCCGGTACTTGTAGTAGGTCTTTGTCAGGTGAGACGACTATCGTGTCTTCATCTGCCAGCATCGAGATAACATCATCAGCTTCGAGTGCTGGTATAACTCTCGTATCGTAGGTCTCGCGCAGGTGGTCTCTCGCTGCGTTCAGACACAGAGGTTTACGCTGTGACTTACGATTAGCTTTGTAGTCAGAGCTTATGTTCTTACGAAAGTTCTCCCTGTCGGTTAGGGCGACGATCATTCCGTCTGCTTCCGTCTCTTCCATTAACCAGCCGAGATAGTTGTCTATCTCTGCGTTCACTTCTTTGGCATCGCTGTGCAATGTCCAGAAGTCTTCGTACCATTCTATAGGTTCTTCAAATGCCGCCGCTGTACGGTAGGCAACAATGTCTCCATCAACTAACAGTCTCAACTGTCTCTCCTGTCTAAATGTTCGTAATGGGTTTTCTTCTGAGAACTGAGAAAGTCTTTGACTTCCACAGATTTCGTACCCCTCCACGCAATCAGTGCGAGGGCTTGGACATGCTTTTCTTTGAGGTGGTTCAGTAGCGTTTCACAGAGAACGATTGCTCGATCCCCGTAAACAGCCCATGTCCAGCTTGCTCTGGAATTGCCTTTGGCTTTTCCGTGAGTTGTGATCGAACCACCAAACTGATCTTGAATGCTACATAGTATGTCATAGTTGCAGCTATTCACTTTGACGCAGACGGTATGCCTCTTCGTAATAAAGCAACCTTCCCCGTCGAGGTATCCAGCTAACCACTCAAGGCTAATGTGTTTCGGACCAGTTCCTTCCGATACGATATTCAGCATCGAGGGGTGTTCTAATACCGAAGTAGTCTCCTGCTTTTTTAATAGATCGTACTGCGAGTTCACCGAATAATTCTCCTGCATCTTCATCACATTCCCACTGGACTTCATCATGAACCCACGCCACCTGTCGGCAGCGGTCACGCAGACCTTGGATGTGAACTTCTTTATTGATTTCGATAAGCCAGCGTTTGCAGATCAGAGCGCCAGCGGATTGAATAATGAGGTTGGGAGAACTGTGAGGGCTACGAACCTTCAACAGTCTGCCATCGAGACCAGTTAGATATCCTTGGTCTTCTGCCTTCTGTTTAACTTTGGTTATGAAGGAGTCGAGGGCTGGCAATTCCTTGAAGAAACGCTTCTTCAATTTAGCCCCGGTTGCCCTCGTACCTCCAACTATCTGCCCCAGCTTCTCAGCACCTGCCGAAAAGATCAGAGCATAGATAAATGTCTTGGCTTGATCGCGTGTTTCTAACCCAGCCTTCTGCTGATTAAAGGTGTGAATATCACCTTCGAGTATGGCTTTGGCATACGCACCTTTATCGATTGGATGCATAAAGTGGGCGAGGACACGTAGCTCAAGACCTGATACGTCAGAGCCAACGAGTACCTTACCCTCTGGAACCGTGAACAACTCTCGACACTCTTTGCCGAAAGGCACACGGCAGCTAGGTATCTGAGCCATGTTGGGGTTCCGGTGTGTAGCTCTGCCTGTTACAGCACCATTAACCAGAACCCTGCCATGTATGCGGTTATCTCCTTTCACATTCGATAACCAAGCCTGCCGACCTTCACTCAAAGCTGCGATACGTTTGGCTACAAGAAAGTAATCAGCCAGCTTCTTGGCTTCGGGGTAGTTCAACGACTGAAGTATGGTCTCATCGATCTTCGGTTGACCGTTTGGCGTATGCTCCTTCGGCTTCCAACGATACTTGTGCTTCAGTCTGTTTGCTATGTGGTGACGAGACTGCGGGTTGAAGGTCACTGTCGTTACCTTCTCCGTCATCTCCCCCTTCACGTACCCGTACTTTGAGTTTGTTGCCTTCGGCATGAACGGTGTACGTACTTCGTATGGCGGGAATATCTCTTGGAGTTCTTTCTCCAGTTTCTCTCGCTGTTCTTCGAGAGATGTTGCGAGATTCCATGCCTTGTCTTTGTCGAACAGAAAACCGTGATGCTCTTGCGCGGAGCATATTCGATGCACGGCGTGTTCGAGCGCGATACTTTTTTTTGAGAACTTCTTAGAAGCTAAGTAATCGTGGAGTGCGTGAGTGACATGCACATCTTGCACGGCATACTCCAGCATCTCTTCGGTGAGAATATCCCACGGTCCTTCAAAGTCTCCTTTCAATTTATCAAGCCGAAGACCCCATGCCTTGAGGCTATGGGAACCGTTGAGCCGGGGAGGTAAATCTTTCTTGTCGAAGTCTCGACGCGATATGTCTGGAGCTACTAGCCTAGCCCACACCAAGGTATCTAATACCGAAGCTGACTTCGGTTTAAAGTCAGGTTCAAACTTCTGTATGACAGGTATGTCGAAGTCGATAATGTTGTGACCGATAATCTCATCGGCTTCCAACAGAACAGGCAGAGCGTCACGCCAGTTAGATGTATAGGTCGTGATGTTGTCGTCTGCTTTATCGATGTCCTTGGTAATCAAACAGTGAATGACATCAGGGTCGAGACCGTTTGTTTCAATATCAAAGACAAGCCTAATGGACTGTCTCCAAAACTAACTCGATGTTGTCTACCTCTTCATGATAGACGGCTAGGTCATTCAAGAGGTCTTCGACAACATCTTTCGTTTCGCTATCGAATAGATGGATTTCGATAATGTCTGTTGGATTATCGATAGCATCTTGCACCGCAGCGAACACGGTGTGGTATGCGTCTCTTACTTCAGCAGTGAAGTCGGACGCTTTGATGTCTGCATCAAAAATCATTTGATGTTTCTCCTTCTTCTTCATAACTACATTCTCGTAACTGTGTCGTGGATGGATCGAATTGAATACGACAAGCCACACCTGTATCTCCGCTGAAGCGGTTCTTCAGGACACGTACAACACTGATGTTCTGTTCATCGGATAGGTCTCGTTCGATGCCCAGTACGCTGTCTGATAACTGGCTAATGGAATGACTGCCTCTCAAGGCAGAGAGACTTAACTCCATTCCGTTTTCGTATCCTTTATTGCCGTCAGGTCTTCGGAGGTGTGAGACGAGAATTAAACCAATGTTCGTCTCCTCAACCAGAGATCGAAGAGTGGTCATAGTCTGGTCAATCAGCCGCCGCTCATCGCCATCAGCAAACGCTGACGACATGATGGACAGGTGATCGAGGACAACCCAATGCACATCGCAGGCTTTCGCCATGAACCTGATACGATTGATTAGGTTCTGACTGTCGATACTACCGAAGTGGTCGTAGCAGTAGAGACCTTTGAGTTCATGATAGACCTGCATTCGCTCTGTCTGCTCATCGTCCGACAAGTCAGACCAGTCACGGGTGTCCGTATGGATTGCTTTGCCCAGCCGCAGAGACATCAGTCCCTCGACTGTGCGCTGCACACTCTCTTCGAGGGCTATGTATCCAACCTTCTCTCCATCTCTCAGAAGAGTGTCGGTCACTTGCCGACAGAATTGAGACTTACCCACACCCGTACCAGCACAGACAGTTACGAGTTCGCCTCGACGCAAGCCATGCGTCTTATCTGTCAGGCCATCGAAGGGGTAGGGCTTGCTCTCTTTATTCTTCGGTCGCCTGATGTATTCCAGAAGACCAGCGTGATCGACAATACCGTCAGGGTGATAGGGTCGAGCACCCCATAAGGCATCGACTAGCTCACTCTCTTTATTGCCTTGCAGCATGTCGCTCGCGTCCTTACTTGGCAGCGTTACGATGTACGCCTTGCCGGGTGTAAAAAGTTGAGCAACCTTCTTGGCTTTCTCTTTGCCAAGCTCATCGTTATCGAAGCAGATGTTAATCCGCTCGAACTTCTCTAACCATTCCAAGCTACGCTTACATGATTTCTCTGCGTTAGCTATGCCATTAGGAATGGAGACGACTGCATATTTGTTATGACCGAATACCTGACTGATGGTCAGTGCATCGATCTCACCTTCTGTGACAGTCACCATCTTCCCGCCTTCTCTCCACAGCCACTGTCCGTAGAGTTCTGTTTGTTGCGGGTATCCTTTCCAAGAAAACTTCTTGTCGGGTGTCCGTAGTTTTTGAGCGACCAGATTCTTCTGATCGTCAAAGTAGTTTGCTATATGGACGGTCTTCTCTCCGTCCTTACCAATCTCGTAATTAAACAAGCTCGCGGTATCTGATGTGATACGTCGAGAGTTTAACGGTTTAGACTTTCCTCTAATCATTTCTGTTTTGATCTCTCCTTGAGGTTGGTCAGGGTGTTCGTAGTATTTGCATCCAAAACAAAAGCCGTGACCGTCAGAGTAGCGAGCGAGATTATCTTTGCTGCCACAATGCGGACACGGCTCATGCTGAAGGAACTCGGAGTCTGGTCTATATTCTGTTTTCATCTCTCCATTTCTGTACGTCGAAGCACGGGCAGTCCTTCTTCGATAGCTCGTTGTGTCCAACGATCTCGACGCCGGGGTACTGCTCGACTAAATCTTCGAGGAGTTCACGGAGAATATCCCACTGGATATCGGTGTAGTTGTCGGCGCTCTTACCATTTGGATCGAGACCTCCAGCCAGAGCTACACCAATCGACGTAGAGTTATGACCGTAGGCATGTGCGCCTACCTCTTCGATATCTCTACCTGTTTCAATTTCTCCGTCTCTGTTGATTAAGAAGTGATAACCAATCGTTCTGAAACCACGCTGGATATGCCACTTCTTAACGATGTCAGCATTCACTTCTTGATCGGCTCTCGTTGCCGTACAGTGAATGACAATCTTTTCAGTTTCTTTTCTTAATTGCATCCTTGATTAAATCGCTTAATGAATTGAGATCGGCATACTTGAAGCCGTGCTTCTCACACCACATGGCGTAAGTTGTTTTAGATTTTTTTGATATGCGGGTATTCGGATTCGAGAATAGAAACCGGATGTCGAGACCACCGTCTTCGGGTGAACCGTAGTGCTTACGGATCATCAGGTGTTTGGCTCGATCAGAACTATCGAACCTACCTTTAACCTCGACGTATACATTTCCGATTTGAAAGTCAGGTTTATACTTGTGGAGCTTCGCTGGCTTGAGATATTCAATCCAGTGCGGCTCATACGAAAAGGTGACTCCCAAGTTTTGCAACCCAAGAGCCACCTTTTCTTCCAAACCTGACCGAAAGGTCAGACCAAACAGCGTACTAAAAGTCTTCTTCGCTGTCCATCTCGTCTGTCGTTTCTTCTGATTCCGAAACCGACTCCTTCGATACGTCTTCGTCTCGACGGACGTATCCTTCTTCTTCGGTTTCAAAGCCAAAGCCTTCCATGCCGTTAGCACCACCACTCACAAGATCGAGAACTTGAATCGCCCTCAGTCTCATGGATATCCCTGCACCTATCGGTGCGACGTAGGGGTTAAGCCAACTCGACACTCGAAGTTTAGAACCTGACCAAACCTCTATGTTTTCCATTGGCGTACCCTGACTGTCGTAGAGGGGTATGCGTGGCTTGGCTTTAGCCTTCGACTTAAACTTAAACTGTACGGCACCAGTCGGATTGCCGTCATCGTCTTCTTCGTCTTGGTAGGGACGAGGTGCTTCCTTTACTTTCTTCTTACCTTCGCTCTTTAGATCAGACACAAGCTCATCGATCTGATCCTCGATGGTTTCGATAAAAGGTTTGGCATCCTCTTTATCTAAGACGAGAGTTACAGAGAACTCACCGTCTGCATCCCACTTATAATTAGGTTTCGTAATCCAGCACCATTTAGCAACGCCTGCTGGTGAGGTGTATTGTAATCCTCTTTTCAAAATAGGTTCTCCGAATAGGTAATTCCGAAGCTAACTTCGGTTTTATGAGAAGAAGTGATCTGACTTCAGAACACTTTCGATATTAAAATCCCCTCGCTTCGGTACGTCTGGTAAACGATCATGAAACTTAGAAGAAAGAAGGGGTTTAAGATGGTCCCTAATTGCCTGTAGGTGATCGGTGTCACGATACAGTTCGACAAACGCCTCACGGGTACACTGACTGAGTATCGGAGTATCAACGGCAGTGGTTCCGTAGCTGTCGTGGATCATACAGAACGCCTGCACACCCTGATCCATCGCCTTGTTCATCGTCATGTACATGGCACTGGCATCAAGTGAGTGAATGAAGTTCGCAGCGATACCGTTGACCATCGCATGACGGTCATAGCGGTACTTCGTAGACACATTCAAGGAAAGTCGAATCGAGTCACCAAGCAGGCGCATCTTCACCCGACTAGGCTTCATGTCGTGGTAAGCCTGTCGAACGTACATGCCTGTCGGTGTGATCCAAGAGATCGGTATGCCGTGTTGAAGACAGACACTGGTCAGGTCTTGCAGGTATTTCATACCCACCATAGCACTTCCGACAGTCTGCTTGATCGATGCCCATATCTCATTCGTCAACCAGATGGCTTGCTTGAAATATTTTCCACCAAAAGGCTCGGGGATTCCTTGGTCGAGACGATCAGCAATCCACTCATCGATACCATCTGTCATCGAGAATCGCTTGGCACCGTAGGATAGCGTCATCGTTGGCGTCTTTGCCAAGGCACGATCCAATCCGTAGTCCAACCAGCCTTGCGCTATCTCTTTACCTTCGAGGTCAAGCTCAACGATACGCTTCAGTCGATCTATGAGAATGTCGAGCGCCGCTACGTAGGCATCTCCCGGTTTGTCGCCGGGTGCTAGGTTCACCAACTCTGCGGCAACGGGATCGAGCAGGTTCGCTGCCCAGTGTTGTATCGAATTGCATGTCCCGTCACGCATGACCGGGAGTGTCGTATAGAATGCGCTGCCGTCACGCTTCCATCCTAGCCACTCCTTACAGAAGGCGAGGGCTGTGAAAGATTTCTTCCCAGCCTCACACCAGAACCTGTTATCGAACGGGTTGTCGCCTGCCTTACAGATTTCTTCGGAGTGCTGCTCGATCCACTCAACACGTTCATCGAGTGTGCCTTTGTCCTCTCCAAAGAGTGAAGCGCCGTAGATAGCAAGCTCTCTGGCACCCTCGTCGGTCATCGCCTTGCCTTCTGCGTCACCAAACCTCAACAGACTACGACCAAGGTCAGCGCCTTGCGGCTGAAGGTACGATGTCATTGGATATGCCCGGCCTCGAAAGTCACAGGTGTAGACAAAGTACATTTCGTCGTGGTGACAGAATTGTTGCGCGACCCTCAACGTATCGCCAACAAGGCGACGATGGCTTTTGCTTCTCGCCTTCTTGGTTCGAGCTTTCACCGCTTCATGCTTCCACAGCTTCCGCGCTTCAGCGTTGGTCTCAATGTCGTGTGGCTTCGGTGGTAAGATCACTTCGCCTTGCGCTGGCAATCGACCAAGAGTGCTTTCATTATCCCAAAGTTCTTGCACGACCTTGAGCATGTCCGCATCGACACGCCATCGAGTGTCTTGCAGAGCGTTGATCGGTCGAAGCATATCGGACAGATCGAAATTGCTCAGTTCATGTAGATACTCAGTAGAGCGTGCCTTTATGAGCGCAGGTTGTTTGATGTTTGGTGTAATGTACCCACCCGTCATGTTTTTCGACGGGTCTCGATCAGGCATCACACCACCCCAAGGACGAGGACGCACCACCATCGGCAGGTACTCGGGTTCGTTGAGACCTTGGAGGAAATCTTTGTGACTGATCCACTTCACTGCCTGTTCCGACAGTTCGATACACCACTGCTTCTTCTTCTGTGTATCCTTGCGGTAAATCTCGATCAGATCGGTATGGTCATGGATAGCCTCAAGCATACGAACGCCGACCATCGCTTTCTGTTTCTGTGTCCAAAGCCTCAAGTCTATGCCGTGTGTTGTAGCTGACTGAAATAACTTTCGACGCTTGTAGCGGTAGCCGAAACTCCGCGAGAACACATCAGCGTATGTGATTTTGTAGAGTTGCGGGTTCGCTTCCTCAAAGATACGCGCCTTGATTTCATCTTCGATCTTGCGACCAACATCAGACGCAACTTTAGTTAAACTCGTAGACTTGAAGGTTGAGTTCAGCATAGCTGACAAAGCTATACCCGCTGTGACATCTGGTTCGATCATCTGAAGCAGTTTAATTGCCTCGACCTTTCGACCAGCTTTGCCGTTCTCCATGATGTCTGTGGTCTGTTCACGTATCGAAGCGGCAATCGTATCGATGTAGTGAGCAACCATTGCACGACCTGATTTGGTCATGCTCATGTTCTCTGATTCTTTGAGTTGTTTGTTGCGCGACTTCACTCTCTCGATGCCGCGCTGTCTCGATTGCTTTTCGAGAGCAATCTGTTCGTTAAATTTTGTTCCTAAATCCAACGGTATATCCTCTGTAATGTGTCAGAGGATGGTAGCGAAGGTGTATTCGACACAGATGTTGGTATTGATAAGGTAGGTAGATCACTCTAGCGGTGGTGTATTAGGCATACAGCGGATTTGCAGTCCTCCGCATAGCCACTCTGCCACCGGACCTTCGTTTAATATCAATAACTTAGCTGTGTTTCATACACCTTCGACAACCACCCAGTGGATG